TACAACGTACTGGCCCGCGGGCCCCACGGCATCACGGACGTGCTGATGAGCGAGCGGAGCCGGGCGGGCTCCGACTACTACACGCTGCTGGAACGCCGGACTGTGGATGGCAGCGGGTATCTGACCATCCGGTACAACCTGTATGTGTCGGAAAACAGCAGCACACTGGGGCATGAGGTGCGGCTGGACAGCCTGCCGCAGTATGCGGCGCTGGCCCCGGAGCACACCTACAGCGTGCCCTTCGGCGGGCTGGGCATGACCTACATCCGTCTGCCGATGGCAAATAACGTGGACGGGAGCCCGGACGGCGTGAGCGTATATGAGGGCGCGGTGCAGCTGATCCACAACATCTACAAAAACGAGTACCAGCTGGGGCGCGAGTTCGAGCTGGGGCGCAGCCGGATCGTGGCGGGCTCGGATATGCTTATGACGCCGGGCCCGGAGGGCGGCGTGATGCGGCTGAAGGACGACGTGTTCGTCGGGCTGGACGGCGACACCAGCGTGGGCATGACCATCTTCTCCCCCACGCTGCGGGATGAGAGCTTCGAGCGGCGCAAGCAGAGCTATTTAAAGGCGTGTGAGAATATCATCGGCCTGAAACGCGGTATATTGTCGGACGTGGAGGCTGTGGAGCGCACGGCAAAGGAGATCAGCAGCAGCGAGGGTGACTACAGCCTGTCGATCATGGACCTGCAGCGGATGTGGTACGACGCACTGATGGAGACGCTGCGCATCACGAACCTGTGGGGCCAGGCGCTGGGGCTGTGCGACGCCCAGGCGGTGGACCTTGAGCAGCTGCTGAGCGTGAGCTGGGGCAACGGCGTTTTGTATGACGCAGACAAGGACTGGGCCGACACGCTTTCGATGGTGGAGGCCGGCCTGCTGAAACCTGAGCTGGCGCTGGCAAAAAAATACGACCTGCCCTGTGAGACGCCGGAAGACCTTGCAGCCATCCGTGAAAAGTACATGCCGGAGATGATCCAGCTGACCGCCCAGTCCGGGCTGAGGTGACGTTATGGCACTGACGCCGGATGAGATCGACGGGCTGCGGGAGCTGATCCTCGCTGTTTACGGCCCCGTCACGGAGGAGCTGCTGCGTGACCTGTGCCGGTGCATTACCGCCGCCGGACAGATATCGTCCGGCGATGAATACAAGCTTCTGCTGGCAAAAAGCCTTGCCGGAGCGGACGATGTGATCGCGGACACGCTGCGCAGGCAGACAGACCTCACCGACGACGCGGTGGAGCAGCTGATGCGCTGGGCCGCGGAGAAGACCGCGCCGCTGGAGGAAAACGAAAGCCTGCGGAACATTGCCGAAGCCTATGTAAAGGTGACGCGCAAGGAAGTGGCCAACGTGCTGGGCCAGCTGGCCGCGGCAGATGTGGACGGCCGGGTGTATCCTATTAAAGATGTATACCGGCGCACGATGGACTATGTGTTCCGGGAGGTCTCCAGCGGCGCGAAGACGCCGGAGGAAGCTGTGCGGCGTGCCACGCTGCGCTTGTGGCAGCGCGGCATCCGTACCATTGAACGCTCGGATGGACGCACTTTTTCCGTGGAGTTCATGGCCCAGCGCGCCATTATGGCGAAGATGGGCGAAATGACCACGGCCATCAATGAGAAGCATCACGACGACGGCGGGTGCGACGGCTGGGAGATCAGCGCGCACAGCGCCAGCGCGCCGGACCATGAGCCCTATCAGGGGCGGCAGTACAGTGATAAGGAATACAAGCGGCTGAACAGCCGTTTGCAGCGGCGCATCGGCACACTGAGCTGCAAGCACATCGCCTGGCCCATCAAGCTGGGCGTGGACAGCCCTCAGTGGACGGAGGAGCAGCTGGCGGAGATGGCGCGGGAAAACGCGAAGGGCGTCACCTACGAGGGCAGGCACTACACCCAGTACGAAGCGACGCAGCAACAGAAAGCGCTGGAGAACAGCATCCGGCAGTGCAAGGACCATATTGCCGCGGCGCAGGAGGAGGGCCAGCTGGGCAGCGGAGAGCTGCGCAGCAGTCGCATCCTTTTGCGGCAGTTGAACGCGGAATACAAGCGGTTTTCGGCTGCGGCCGGGCTGCGCACCGCGCCGGAGCGGCTGCGGGCGGCTGGGCTGGGCCGGGCGCTGAAGGCAAACGGCACGCTGGAAATGCCGCGTCCTGCAGGTACGCTCACAGGCAGCGGCGGTAAGCTGGATGTGGAAGAAGCCCGGAAAAACTATTCTGCGTATCTTGACACCTTGACGGACGCACCGGAAAAGAATATGGTATGGTTAAGACATTTTACGGAAAAAAGTCCGACCGGATACGAAGAAGATCCCACACTGGCCGCCCCGTTTGCATATTCGGCAAAAAAAGATAAAATTTTGTACAACCCGAATGCCCCCGGCTTTGCGGAAATGGATTTCGATTTTGCCAACACTCATGAAAACGCACACCGCGCGGACGTGATGCATATGAGGTCATACAGAAGCGAAGGCTTTAAGCGTGCCGTCCAGCTTGCGGGCGAAAGGGTTTTGAAAAACATGGAGGGCTATCAACGTGTGGCACAAAGTGTACGCAGTAAATCGTTGAAGGATGTGTTCAGCGCATTGAGCGCGGGAAAACTGTATACACAGTTTGGTCATTCAGTCGAATACTGGGAAAGAAACCCGTCCTTTACATTCACGGAGATTTTTGCTGAATTGTTTACTATGGAAACGCAAGGCGATGCGGATCTGTACTTTGTGAAAACACTTTTCCCAGAGCTGTGGGATGAATATCAGAGACTGTTTTAGGAGGGATTTCTGATGTCTTTGCCTTTTGTACCGGGCATTGCTGAACGTATGGAAGAATTGGGATATGACCAGCTGCTTCGGGCGTATGAGGATAAATACGGAAAGAAGTATCCGCCGTTCCGCATGGAGATACACAAGGAAGGTGGTCTCGCCTACATGGAAGAGCTGCGCGCACAATTCCCCGGTGAAAATCTGGATGAGCTCATTGAACGATACACCGACCACAGGAGCGAGGAAGAAAAGCGCGCGGAGCTGGATGCTCTGGTGGATGAGCTGGTGCGCCGGCAAAACCGGCACGCGCCCTGACCTGCGTTTAAACGTCCGTTTAAGCGCCTTTAAATGATAGCTGAAGGACCCCTTCACGGGGGTCCTTTTGTTATGCACAAATATATTGTATTTAAAAAGGAAGGAGACTGAAACATGGCACTGGAATTTGCCAAAGAGCTGCTGGGTGACGCCTACACCGGGGAGCTGGAAGAAAAGCTGGAGGCAAAAATCAACGAGCTGTACGCTCCAAAGGCGGACCTGGACGCAGCTTCGGCACGTGCCGACGGCCTGCAGGAGCAGCTGGGCGCCGCCAACGAGGCCATCGGCAAGTTTGAAGGGCTGGACGCGGAGCAGGTAAAGGCGCAGATTGCGGACTACAAGCAGCGCGCGGAGGCGGCGGAAAAGGACCGGGATGAAAAGCTGGCGGCCGCTGCATTCGATGCGAAGATCGACAAGGCCCTGTCTGACGCGAAAGCGCATAACCCGAAGCTGGCGCGCGGCGCGCTGGACCTTGACGCTCTGCGCGCCAGCAAGAACCAGGATGCGGACATCGCGGCAGCCGTTGCGGCGGTACAGAAAAGCGACGCATACCTGTTCGGCCCGGCGGCAGCGGAACCCGCGCCCGCATCCGGCACCGGGACCTCCGCTGTGCCGGGCGCGGCGAAATATACCGCCGACGAGATCGTCATGCGCAAGGCTGCGGATCTGCCCGTGGACTGACCGTATCACACACACTACACAGAAAGGCAAGGTAAACCAATATGGCAAACAACATTGCACTGGCAAAAACCTTCGTCCCCATCCTGGACGAAATCTACAAGCTGGCGTCGCTGACCAGCAAGCTGGACGGCGCGGCGGAGCTGGCGCGGCAGGGCGCGAATGCCAATGAGCTGATCGTGCCCATGCTGAGCATGCAGGGGCTGGGCGACTACAGCCGCAATGACGGGTACGTCAAGGGCGACGTCACCATGACCAACGAGACCATAAAGTGCAACTACGACCGCGGCCGCAAGTTCTATGTGGACGCACTGGACGAACAGGAGACCGCGAAAGTGGCCTTTTCCCGTCTGTCAGGAGAGTTCATCCGCACGAAGGTGGTGCCGGAGCTGGACGCTTTCCGATTCGCGTCCTACGCGGGCAAGAGCGGCATTTCCAAGGCCGCCGCAGCCGATCTGCCGGACGGCGCTTCGGTGCTGGCGGCGCTGCGTGTGGCCATCACGAAGATGGACGAAGATGAGGTGCCCACGGAAAACCGCCACCTGTTCATCACGCCGACGCTGGACGGTATGATCGCTGACCTGGACACCACAAAGAGCCGTGAGATCCTGACGCGCTTTGCCACAAAGACGCTGGTGCCGCAGACCCGGTTCTATACGGCCATCGACATGTTGGATGGAAAAACCTCCGGCGAAGAGGCGGGCGGTTACAAGAAGGCCACGGGTGCAAAGAACATCAACTTCATGGTGATCCACCCCTCGGCCCTGATCCAGTTCCAGAAGCACACGGTGCCCAAAATCAAAGGGCCGGAGGACGACCTGGACGGCGACCGCCACATGTTCGGATATCGGACGGTGGGCATCGCGGATGTGTATGCCAACAAGCTGGCGGGCATCTACCTGCACAGCGCAGCGGAAGCGGGGGCGTAAAATATGCGGACAGTAGGTTTGACTTTTCATGAGGAAACGCAGAGCACCCCGGCTGTCGAGGCTGGGGATTCCCGGCCGGAGGCCGGGACGGCCACACCGGAAGCGGGAGCACAAAACCCCGCCCCTGCTCCGGCACCGGAAAAGGCGCTGGAGGATATGACGGTGACGGAGCTGCGCAGCTATGCGGCGGCGCATGGCATCGACGTGACGGGCGCGGCCAAGAAGCAGGACCTGCTGCTGGCTGTGCAGACGGCGGTAGAGCCTTCTGCCGCACCGGCTGAGGCTGTACCCGGCGAGCAGCCGGAGACGGCCGCAGAGTAATACACGGGAGGGATACGCATGGTAGCGGACAAGGAGTTCTACTATTCCACATACCACGGCAAGCTGCCACAGACGGATGTGGAGGGCTGTCTGGCCCGCGCGGAGTACATGCTGCACAGCCTGACGCTGGACCGCCTGCAGGACGGAGCCTGGGAGCAGGACGAAACGCTGGCGAAATGCGTGCGCATGGCGCACTGCGCGCTGGCGGACGCCCAGTATGCCCAGGACACGGCCGTGCTGGCGGGCGGCAAAGTGACCAGCGAAAGCGTGGGCAAATGGAGCCGAAGCATCCAGCAGGATGACGAACAATCCGGCAGCTTCGAGCGCCGCTGCCTGCGTATCGCCGCCCAATATATCCCCATCCGCAGCGGGCTGCTGTACCGGGGGGTGAGCGGATGCTGACGCCGAATGCAAGCTGCACGTTGTATCTGCAGACGGGGCCGGGGGCATACACGCGGGTGTATGTCCCCGCCTGCTTCTGGCAGGACGGAGAGGACGGCGTGAGCATCGTCATCCCCGGTGAACTGCCGGAGCAGTACAAGGGTGAAAAACGGGAAAAGGACTACGTGGTGCAAGGCGAGCGTATGGGCGAGGTCACGGACACACAGAGCAAGCGTGAGTTGATCGCAGACAAGCCCCTGACTGTCAAAAACCTTGTGCACTGTGCATTCGGCGGCCTGCCTCATTGTGAGGTGACGACGGAATGAGCATGCTGGAGCTTGACGTCAAGCTGCCGGAACTGGACGGCCTCGTGAAAGACCTGGGGCTTGAAGAAGGCGGACGCGCCCAGCAGCATCTTGTGAAAAATGTTGCACGGCGCATCACCAAGTATGTGCCCAAGCGCACATACAGCAGCATTGAGAACGCCATCGCCCAGGGCCAGGAGCCAGCCAACGGCCGCATCGTCATCCGCGGCCCACAGGTCAAGTATCTGTATTTCGGGAAAGTCATGGCCGGGCGCAAGCCGAAACACGTTACAAACAAAGATATCCGGTACACTACCACGTTCAACCGTCTTGCCGGTCCTTTCTGGCTTGAGCGCCTCATGGCCGCCGAAAAGGACCGGATCATTGAGGATGAACGCCGGAACATTTTAGGAGGCCCATAATGGCTATTTTAAACGATATCCGCGCCCTGTTCGCACAGTGCCCCGCGCTGAAAGATCTGGAGGCACGCACCGACCAGCTGGAGACGGACGCCGAGGGGTACGGGATCTTCCCGGCCGGTTCTGCCATCATCGAACAGGATATGTGCGGAGCGGCCACCTGGCAATACAACTTCATCATTGCCGCCACCCGTATGACGGCTGATGACATCATGCGGCTGGATAACTGCAACTTCACAGAAGAGTTACAGGACTGGGTCCAGCAGCAAAACCGCAAGGGCGTCCCTCTTTCCGGGGACGGCCTTTCTTTTGTCTCAATTTCCGCCTCAAACGGCGCCTTTACAGACTGGGACGAAAATTTCCAATATGGTGTCTACAAAATTCAGGGCACCCTGATCTATGAAAAGGAGTGACGAAGCATGCCTGGAACATATATTACCCCCATGACATGGAACCGCCGCTGGTGGATCGACCTCAGCGCAAACGATTCGCCCCAATGGGCGGAGGTTTCCGTCGGCATCACATCCCGCGGCAACAGCATCAACGAACAAAGCCAGGAATACTACGACATGGCGGGCCGGGGCGTGGCCGAAAGCGAGGTCACGGGCGTGAGCGTGTCCCGTACCTTCACCGGTTTCCGCAGGTTTGGCGACGCTGCGCAGGACGCCATCATGGACCGCCTGTACGACCTCGACAACCGGAAAGTCAAGTTCATTGAGTGCTACGACAATTTGGGCAGCGGCAAGCCCAACGGCCGTCAGGGAGAGGGCGTGCTGTCCATCACGGACGATGGGTCCGGCGACGCCCAAAACCGCGAAAACATCAGCTTCGGCCTCAAGATCCTGGGCACTCCCCAAAAGGGAACTGTCACCATCGGTGAGGACGGCACGCCCACGTTTTCGCCGCAGGCCGCAGAGGCAAAGGCGGCGTCGAAATGAGCGCGGGGTTTGAGTTTGCCAAAAAGCACGAGATCACCATTTGCGGCCGTGCATACCCGTGCGATATCTCGGACAAACGGATGCTGGAGGGCGTCACGCGGGATTTTCCCCGCGTGATTCAGGCCGCGCAGGCATTCTGTGCGATGGACGCCAAACTGAAGCCCGGCGGGCAGGACGGACGGAGCGCGGACACCATGGCACAGGAGGCGCTGAAAAAATTTTCGGACGCCGTAGCCATGTGCCGCGCCTTCATCGAGGGTACGCTGGGCGTTGAAGAATACCGGGAGATCTTCGGCGGCCGCCCGGAGAACGTCAACGAACACATCAGCCTCTGTGCGTACATTTACGGCGAGGTCATGGGAGGACGCCGGGAGGTCGTGGAGCAGTTCCTGATCCCGGAGCTGAAGGAGGCGGTTGCGAATGTATCCGGCAATTCTGGAGCTGCCGGACCAGATCCTGGGCCGAAAGGTGCCGACGGACTGGGCCTGGTGGATGAAGTATGTGGGAACGGTGCTGGCGTCTGACCTGACGCCGGAAGAACAGTTCGACGTTATCCTGCTCAATACATTCCGTGAAATACCGCAGAACGAAGCTGGGCACTTCCAGGGAGTGCTCGACTTCTATTTTTGCGGCGATCCGCCCCGCGGGGATGAACCGGCCCCGCCGGAACGGCTCCTGGACTGGAAAAAAGACGCGCTGCGCATCTGGGGGGATTTCCGCGTATACGCGGGCATCGACCTTTTCACAGCGCGGATGCACTGGTGGCAGTTCATGTCCATTTTCCGCAGCTTGCCGCCTGAGAGCCAGATCAAGAATGCGATCTATTACCGCAGCGTGGATATGCGCAGGATATCCGACCCCAAAGAGCGGGAGCGGTATGCGGACATCAAGCGCGCTGTGGCGCTGGACCCGGTAGATTATGAGGCCGAATACGACGCGGCCATGGCAAGGAGGGATATGTGTGCCGACAGCAGCTTCGGATGATGGCGTCGTCCTCGGCCTGAAGTTTGACATCAGCCGTGTGAAGCAGACGCTGGATCAGGTCAAAAACATGGTGCAGGGCATGGCTGAAGATTCCGCGAAAGCCGTGGCCAAAACAGATGACGTACTGGAAAAAGCGCGGAAAAATGCTGAAAAGTGGAAGATCGAACCGACCACAAAGGGCATCGAGGCTGCGCAGAAAGAGCTGGATATCCTCAACGCCACGATCGTGAACCAGCAGAATGAGCTTTCCAACTGTGAGCGGGAACACGAGCGCCTGGCCGATAAATACGGCGAGACCAGCGGCCAGGCTCTGAAGCTGGAAAAACGCATGCTGAGCCTTCAGGCCTCGATCGAGAAAAACACAAAAAAATCCGATGATTTCGGTGCGGCTTTGGCGGACGCACAGGACGTTATGGATGCTGCATCCGGTTCCGCTGAAGACCTTGAGAAAAAATCCAAAGGCGCGGGCAAGGGCATGGAGGACGGCGGCAAGGGCGCAAAGACATTCGATGTAGCCCTTGGCACGCTGGCCGGCAATGCGCTGAGCGCGGTAATCAGCAAGTGCGGCGAACTGATGGAGCAGACCAAGGAGCTGCGGCGCGACCTTTCTTTCCTGGAGCAAAATGCCAGGGACGCCGGCATGGGCATGGAACAGCTGCACGACAAGGCCGGCGAGCTCTATGCCGTCACGGGCGACACCAATGAAGTGGTGGAGGCGCTGTCCAACATCCTTGCCACCGGGTTCAATGACGCGGACAAGGCGTATGAGGCCATCGACCTGCTGGCGGGCGCGGTCGTCAAATTCCCGGAAACGATGAAAATCGAGAGCCTCGCGGACAGCCTGCAGGAGACCATCGCCACTGGCGAGGCCACGGGCCAGTTCTCCGAGCTGCTGGGCCGCCTGGGCGTGGATGTGGATAAGTTCAACGAACGCCTGGGCCGGACACGATCCGAGGCCAGCCGCCAGAACCTTGCTTTGCAGACGCTGCGCAAGGAAGGGCTGGACGAACTGTGGGAAAGCTACAAGACCGGGAACTCCGATATGATCGAGGCCGAGAAGGCCAACTACAACCTGCAGCTGCGGTATGTGGAGCTGGCAAAAAGCATCGAGCCCATCGAGACGAAAATTAAGACGACGTTCGCTCAGGTGCTGCTGGACCACGAAGACCAGATACTGGCCATCGTGGACGCGGCAGGCGACATCATCGGCGTAGGCGCGGACGTCATCGGGTTCCTGTCGGAGCTGAATCCGGCAGTGGTGCTCGTCAGCGGCGGGCTTGCGCTGATCGCCGTAAAGGCGGCGGGCACGGCCCTGGGCATGCGTATCGTGGCCACGGGCACCGCTTCTGCAACAAAAGCGCTGGCCGCTGCGGGGCCAACAGCAGCCGCGGCCGGTTCCCAGTTCGTTATGCTGGCGGCGGACCTGCTGATGGTGGGCGCTGCGGTGTTTTTGGTGACATCCGGCATCGCCATGCTGATCAGCGCGATCCGCGGCGTGCCCATGATCAACACCGGTACGATACAGGTGCCCAGCATGGGCGAGCTGCAGGCGCAGGTCGGCGGTGCAGGCTACGCCCGCGGAACCCGTTCTGCCACACCCGGCTGGCGCTGGGTGGGAGAAAACGGGCCGGAGCTGATGCGCTTTACAGGCGGCGAGGCGGTCTATACCGCCGAACAATCCCGCGCCTTAATATCCGCGCAGGGCGGCGGTGCCACTTTCGTGGACAACAGCCAGAACATCTTCAAGGTGGATGACATTGAAACGTATGTGGCCATTAAGCGCATGCTTGAAAACGAGAAAATGACCGTCCGCATGGGACTGGCACGGCGGTAGAAAGAAGGCGTTGATACATGGGACAGTATACCGTATACTGCAACGGTTCGCAAAATCTGAAGAATCTGTCCGGCGGTGTGGGTGAGCTGCGCATCGACAACCTGGGTGCAGACAAGGCGGACTGGGGCTGGCTGTTTTTTGATAAGTCTCCGGTGCCTTCCGGCGAGGTCCTTGATTCCGCATCCGTACTTGCGGTGTACTGCCATGCGCCGTACCCCCTCAGCCTGATCCTTGGGCAAATTGCAGGCCCGAGCTGGAACGGCCCCGAATGGAAGATTACCTCCGGCGGGGTAAGGGGCGCTGGCAATCTCTCGTGCCAGATCGGCATTACGACCGAGAACCAGACAGGCTCCGCCCGATTTTGGGTGAACGGCTCGGACCATTTGCCCTATGCGACGATCCAGACCCATGCGGGCAAGATAACGCCATCCGGCTATTCCCCAGCCAACACGACGATCAAAAAAGGGTTTTACCACCGTTTTTTCTGGAATGTCACGGCGGAGAAGCCCATCAACGGCGCGCTCACCATAGCGTATTCGGACTTCAAGTACCGGGCCAAAGGTGCCAGTGCATGGACGTCTGTCCGCGTACCCGGACCCAACACATACATTGACTTCGACACAGGGCTCGTTCCCAATGCTGCCGACCCCGGCATGGAATGGGAGGTCGTGGTCACGTCCAGTTCCGGCGCACAGGCGAGCGGCGGGTATGCTACGGTGCAGTTCCAAAGCACGGCTGTCCGGCTGACAGATCTGACTCCTTCCAGCCGGGCCACGACCTACAAGGGCTTTGCCGTCAATTTTTCATGGGGCCTGAGCTACACGAAGCCGGACGACCTGTCCGGCTCCATCCGGCAAGTATCGGCAAAGCTGCGCTGGCGGAAAAACGGTGCTCCGGCGTACACAGAATATATCGTCAACAACGCCACACAAGGCTACACGATCCCCGCGGGCGTGCTCCCTGCCGGGGACATCGACTGGCAGGTCGAGGTAACGGACACAGGCGGCGGGACCACTGCAAGCAGCTGGACCACCTTCAACAACAAGGAACTGCCGGTCACGCCCACAGACTTGTATCCGGCGGACGGCGGCCGCGTGCTGAAGCACCAGGTCAACCGCTTCGGCTGGTCTGTCACAGCGGAGGGAGCCGAGGATGCGCCCGGCGAGATCGTCCAGACTTCGGCCGTGCTGCGCTGGCGCACACAGGGACACCAGGACGTCAAAAGTGTCTCCATCAGCGGTGCACAGACCTGGCACGACTTCCCGGCAAATACATTCACTGCGGACGATATTGAGTGGCAGGTAGAGGTGACAGCCAACACCGGCGCTACAGGAGTCAGCGAGTGGATACATGTCAACACCCAGGACGCGCTGAGCACGCCCGTGTGTGTCTCCCCTGTGGGCGCTATTGTGGAAGACACACAGGGTGTCACCTTCGTGTGGCGGCATGAGATATCCACCGGCACGGCGCAGACCGCCTACGAGCTGCAGACCAGCTCCAATATGGGCGGACAGTACACGACACTCAGCACAGCGGAAACCGACGCCTCCAGCTTCGCCACCCCCGCCGGACAGTTTGCCCAGGGCGCCCTCATGTGGCGGGTGCGCACCAAAAACGGCGATGGCGTGTGGGGTTCCTACAGTGCCGCGGCGACCATCATCATCCGCCGGGCTCCGGCTGTGCCCGTCATCGTATACACGGACTCAAAACCGCGCCCCACCATCCGCTGGCAGTCTGCGGACCAGCAGGGCGTGCGCATCCAGATTGGGGACTATGATACAGGCTGGATGCACAGCACGGCCAAGGAGTTCCGCATGCCGTATTTCCTGCAGGATGGGACGTACCCTGTGCGGCTGGCGATTAAGACAGTGTTCGGCGTGGAATCCGCTCCGGCCGTTGGCTCCATTACTGTTCTGAACGTTCCCGGACCAACTATTGAAGCCGCTTTCAATGCCCGTTTAAATGCCATTGAAATATCCTGGGAAACGGACGCCGCATACGCCGAATACTTCGTGCTGCGTGACGGTGTTCCCATTACGCGCTCAACGGGCAGCGGGATCACGGACCGTCTGTGTGCCGGAAAGCATGTGTATACTGTGCGCGGCGTCACGCCGGAGGGATACTACGGCGACAGCTCGCCCGTTCACGCATTCCTGGCGCTCGAAAACGCCGTATTGGGGTCCGTTGAGGATGGCGCGCCCTGGCTGAAACTGCGTCTGCGGGCCGGTGAGAGGCCCGCACATGACGGAAGCTACAGCGCACAGGTGGACTATGTACACTACTACGGCCGCACAAAACCCGAGCCATATACTTGTGGTATGCAAGACGCCAGCCACGACTTCGCTTTCACGCTCCGGGACGCCGCACAGATGGACGCCCTGCGCGGCCTGCTGGGCTCTGCCGTAGTTTACAAAGACTGCTGGGGCGATGTGGTGATCGGGGTGCTTGGAAATATTCAGGCGGCCCATGGCCGTGCGCGGGATGTGCAGTTCACTGTTGTCGAGACAGATCACAGGCAGGAGATCAGCTATGAGTAATGTATCGGTGGAATACCTTGTGCTGCGGGATAACGTGGAATATTCACGGCTTACCGCATTCAAAGGGGGCGGTGCGGCCATTTCGGTGACGGCGGACGCCGCCGTAAAATGGGCGCTCAGCGGGAAGTTTGCACAAAACCGTGCCGTCAACTACCTCACGGACGTGATCCAGCCGGTGCTCACCATCGACGGCGTGCGCCGGCCGCTCGGCAAGTATATCCCTACCGATGCATACACGGAACACGACGGCATGCGGCCTGTGGTGAGCCTTACAGCCTATGACCTGACCTATCTTGCCATGTCCTCGAAGATAGAGACACGGCTGCATCTGGCAAAAGGGACGCTGTACACGGCAGCCATCCAGGCGCTGCTGGTCGAATCCGGCATCACGGATTTTTTCGTGGAGGCAAACACCGCCACGCTGCAGGCGGACCGGGAGGACTGGGAGCCGGGCACAGACCGTCTCACGATCATCAACGCCCTGGCGGCGGAGATCAACTACAACAGCATCTGGATGGACGGCGGCGGCACAGTACACTGCAGTGCGTTCCGCATGCCGTCCGCGGATGCGATATCCGTGACGTACCGGGATGGAGAGTATTCCATCCAATATCCCGAATGGAGTGAAACCGTGGACATGTTCGATCATCCGAATGTATTCATCGTGGAGGTGGACAACCCGGACCTTGATTCGTCCATGCGGGCCATATCGGTCAACGACAGACCGGACAGCGTTTTTTCCATCGTGAACCTGGGACGGCGGGTCGTGTCCTATGAGAAGCTGGACAACATTGCATCTCAGGCGGAACTGCAGGCGTATGCGGACAACAAGCGGTTTAAAAGCCTGCAGTCCACGGAGACACGCACCTTTTACACCGGTCCCAGCGGCCGGCACGCCGTTTTTGACCTGGTGGAGCTGGTGCGGGATGGTGGGAGCACGCTGTACGAAGAGACAGGCTGGCGGCTGGAGCTGGAACAGCCGTACAAAATGGCCCATACGGGAAAGAGAGTGGTGTATCTATGATCCTGGAGACGTATCAGGAGCAGCAGGCCATCGTGCAGCCGGACCCGCCCGGCCAGTCCTTTGCCACGGTAGGTACTGTTTACGAGGACGGCATCGCGCTCATCTTCAACGGGGCGGAAGCAGAAAGCCTGAAGCATTACAAGTGCAACGCGGCCGTGCGGTTCACCGCCGGGCAGCGCGTGCGGATCATTGAGGACAGCGGCACCTATGTAGTGGAATACCCGGTGGGCGCGCCTGCGCAGAGCATCTATGCGGACAGCGCCGCCCGTGCTGCCTATGCATCCGAGGCCGGACACGCGGAGACCGCTGGCAAGGCTGTGACGGCCACAAAGGCAGACACTGCCGCCAGTGCAGGCTCAGCGGATACGGCGAAAAGCGCTGAGACTGCCGAAACTGCAAAGAGCGCGGAGAGCGCAGAGACTGCGGCTCAAGCTGAGAATGCAGCCGCAGCTGAAACGGCTAAAAACGCAGATTTTGCAACACGGGCCGGACAGGTGGACAATCTTGCGGGAAACTATGCAGACCTTGTGTTCTCCTACAGCACCCAGGGGACTTTGCTTGTCCGGACTACAAGGGACAGCCAATGGACCAAACTCACCGGCTCCGTTGTCTAATCAATTTCTTGGAGGTTCTTATGGCTATTTCGATTGAATTCAAAGACAAATATGTGTACTTTGGGCCAGAGGCTGGCCTGCATACCCAGGGCGAGGCACGCGCGGAGGTCTACGACGTTACCGGCCCACGCTATCACGACGGGCATGATCTGTCCGCGATGACCTGGCATGTGCGCGCTTCCCATCCGGACTATATGACGATCATTAACAAGCAGTTGAGGGCTTCTGTGGACCCAAGCAATGAGGAACAGGTCGTCATTACCTGGCCTGTGGATGCGGATTTTACCGCGTATGCCGGACAGCTGGATGTGCAGTTTGTGGCCAAGTCCTCCACGGGTGAAGAGATTGTCAAACTGCAGTCCAACGGCTTGCAGTTTGCTGCCAGCGTCGAGGGTACGGCGGCTCCGCCCAAGAACATGTTTGAGAATACGCTGGAACAAATGCAGGGGCTTCTCGACAACGCTGAAAATGCCGCCGCACAGAGTGCTGCGGACGCATCGCGGGCGGAAAATGCTCAAGAGGCTGCCGGGCAAAGCGCCCAGACAGCGCAGCAAGCTCAGGAGGACACTGCGCAATCTGTTGTACAGAATCAGGCATTGGTACAGCAGATTGAAGGCGATGCTGAGGCTGCGGCCGCCAGTGCTACGGCTGCAGCGGCTAGTGCCGCAAAGGCGGAACAGCTTGCCCAGGGGTGCAAAGGCTGGTTTGTAAATGTGGCGGCTCTGCGTGCAGCTTACCCCACCGGCACAGACGGCGAATGGGCGATCCTTGGCAGTACGGACAGTATCTGGGTATGGGATGCGGATTCCTCCAATTGGATTAACAGTCATAAGACTACAGATCTTTCCGACTATTACACAAAGGAACAAGCCGATGGACGATTTCTGCAGATTGACGGCGATGGTGCGGCGGTAACGGTTCCCTTTACTGCTCCGGCGTCACTCCCTGCACTGCCGTCTTCGCCAGCAACGCTGGAGTCTCTCATGACTATGCTGGCCAGCATGCGAAATCGGCTTGCGGCGCTGGAAGAAAGCATGCCGGGCATCGGTGAGTGGTGGTACTCTCCGAATGTTATCACCTACACGGGCGGAGTCAACAGCAAAGCCTTCGCCCGCGTCAATTTTAATGACGATCTCAGTAAAACCGTATACGCAGTGCTCTATGCTAAAATCGGTGATTCACTCAGCTCCGGCGCGGCAGATGGCTTTTTCAACTGCAAAAAATTGGCTGAACGCTTCCCGTTAGCTTACGGTGCTAATTTTCTGCTGCGCAGCTGGGGTGGCAGCGCAATACACAATCACGGCGGTAATACTGGCGGAACAGGACTTACCAGCTCACAAAATGGTCCGCATGTGCACTACTATGCAACAAACCCGAACAGCCAAGGCAGTTCTTACTTCGGACCCGGTATTGCAGGCTCAAGTGAACATGGGCCTAATGCGAGTACAGATTCATCTGGCGAGGGAGATCCGCATCACCATGCTATAAGCGCTGCCGATCATATGCCGCCATATCTTGTGCAAAACATCATCGTGCGGGCTTTGTAAGGCCCGTATGCTTACGGTGCTAATTTTCAGTGCGGGGTTGTGGGCGGTGCTGCGCAGGCAAAAATAGAAAATTGGCTGAACGCTTCCCGTTAGCTTACGGTGCTAATTTTCTGCGCGGAGCTACAGGTGGCAGCACCACGCATACACAGGCAGAAAACGAGGTGGCAGCGCATGGCCATGAGTGGGTAGGCTGGGCTGGCTCAAGTAGTTCGGGCGGTACGTATGCGGGGCTTGGAGGGTTTAAAGGCGACGGCTGGGATACAGTCAGCGGGAGTTGGCCGACTTATGATGGCGGAACCGGAATCAAGCGTACTTCTGCGGCCAAGCCTATGGACATTATGAACCCGTACATAGGTCAAAACATCATCGTGCGCGCACTATGATATTCTGTGCGAGATACGGAGGCAGTATTGATATTGCCTGCCCATGTGGAGAACCATCCTGCTGATCCAACGATACTCCACCGTAGCCCGCACCGTGGGAATTCCAAACCCCAATAGACCATTGCTCAGCGGTGCGGGATACAAACGTAATTGCGCTTGCTGGCAGATTGCGAGTTTCTATTTTTGCCTGCGCAGCACCGCCCACAACCCCGCACTGAAAATTAGCACCGTAAGCATGTGGGGCTCACAATGCTCGCACGATGATGTTTTGTGCAAGGTATGGCGGCATATTATTGTGTGCCGCGCCACCGCCCACGCTGAACCGAACTTCTCCAACTGATCTCGCTCCCGTATTATAAGTGCCTCCATCTTTATAACCACTGCTATTTTCCTGCCCGGCAGAAAAAACACCGGTGCAATAATAGACGGGTGTGCCCGTGGAACTCGAATGAAGTGCGATGCTGCCCGTCAGCTTTGGGAGTTGCTCTGCGGTTAATGCATGGGTTTGTGCACCGCCCACAACCCCGCACTGAAAATTAGCACCGTAAGCAAGCTAAATTCCAAAATCCAGACGTGCAAAAAAACGTTCTCTATAATTATGAAAAAATGTTATGGAGGACGAAGCTATGAGTGCCAAAAAGCTAAAAAAGATTGCTGTAACCATCGGTTTTAAAGCCGATAATACCCCTATTAAAAAGGCATTTTATGGCCGTTCAACGGCCCAGGCAAAAAGCCGCGCAGAGCGATGGCTGGAAAGCCATGGCACACCGGAGAAGCAGGCCGACATACTCACCCTGGGTGGTTGGGCCGCCCGCTGGCTGAACGTGTACAAGAAGCCGGACGTCACGCCCACCGCTTATACGACCACGTATGAAATAACAGTGCGGCGGCATATTCTCCCGGCGCTGGGCAGCTGCGTCATGATGGACCTGACCCCCATGGACATCAAGGCGTTTTATAACAGTGTATCCCACCTGTCAAAGTCCGTCTGCAGCAAGATTAAAATGTGCCTCAACGGGATATTGGAGACAGCGGTCGAGAATGGCCTGTGCGAGCATAATCCGGCCCACAAGGTAAAAATCGAGAGCACAGCTACACCGCGCGTCAAGGAGGTGTTTTCAAATGCAGAAATCGAGATCGCCTCCGCCTGGTTCCTTCAGACCATGCCGGAGGTGGTCCTGGCTTTGGAAACCGGCGTGCGCCGAGGCGAACTACTGGGTTTTTTCAAGTCGGATTTCGACACCCGACGGCATGTTTACAGCGTCGCCCGCACCGTGCGAAAACCTCGCGGACAAGCCCCGGAGACAGCCGCTCCGAAGTCGTTGAGCTATCGCACAAATCCTTTGTCGGACCGCGCTCTGCAAGCTGTGGAACTGCTGCGGCAGCGATATCCAGACAGCCCATATCTGATTCCGGGCCCGGATGGCGGGCTGATGCGCCCGGACACCTGGAGCCGCAGGCTCAAGACGGAAATGGACCGGATGGCACAAAGGCATGAAAACATGCCGCGCCTTACAGCCCACGAGCTGCGGCACACACATGGGACTTATCTGCGCCGCCATGGCGTGGATATTTATAGCATCGCAAAAGTTCTCGGGCATAAGGACGTGGAAGTCACAGCCCGCATCTATGTACACAATGAATTACACGAATTACGCAAGGCGCTGCGCTGGATGCAGCGCCGAAGCCCTATTATATCTGGAGGTGCAGCATGACAATTTTTGAAGGAAGAAACCAAATTGCTTATAGTTACGGGCGCTTCGGATACACCCGGAACAGCGGCAAAACATGGCACGGCGGTATTGATGTTGTGGGAGTTGACAGCAGCATGATCCGGGCGGTAGTCGCAGGGATCGTGATCTTCTCCGGCATTGTTACAAACAAGGCGAACAGAACGTGGGAGTGGGGCTACTACGTCTGTATTCGGGGCAATGACGGCCGCTTCTATTACTACTGTCACATGGCACAGGCCCCGGTGGTGAGGACCGGACAAAGCGTCAATGCTGGCGCTGCGATTGGAATCATGGGCAATACGGGCAATGCTGCCGGAGGCTACAAACACTGTCACTTTGAGGTACGGACGGCACGGAGATCCTCGGCCGCCATCAATCCAGCACCCTACTGCGGCTGTGAAAACCGCGTCGGAACATACGGTCCTGTAAGCATCAAACCTCTTTCCAGCGAAGCGTGCATCATCAATATTGGACCTGCAAGCACGGGAGACGTGAAGATGCTGCAGAACCTGGCTGCGTCCCTGCAGCTTGGCTGCACTGTGGCAGACAATGTGCTCTCTATTGGTCCCATGACACCCGGAGACCAGGTAGCCGTCCTCACCATGGCGGACAAGCTCATGCTTCCTGCGGCTCAGGCGATCCAGCGCAAAATCATTGCGGTCACTGCGGACAGCCTCCGCGTGCGCAGCGGTCCGGGCACTGATGATTTCAAACAGGTTGACAGCGTTAAGGCTGGGCAAAAGTTCGAGGTCATTGACGAGTGTGACGGCTGGTATTTTGTCGAGACCGACGGCTTGGACGGATGGATCTCCGCAGAGTACGTTCGCGTAGTTGCATAA